GCGAACTGCGCCGCAGCGCCTCGACCACGCCCACGCCGCCAGCCCGCCGCACATCGTCCTGCGACCAGACCACCTCGCCCTTGTGGACGATACCGGCCGGCTCGTGCTTACCGCCGGGGCCGGTATACCCGCCGACTGACCAACCCTTGAAGATGGCATTGACCAGACCGCCAAGCAGGCCCTTCCCGCCGCCACCGGATGCCCAGGACCCCTCGTTGAAGAGCGCGGCTTCCAGCGCCGCCTTGGCGAACATGCGCGCGACATTGGCAAGCACATCGGCGAAACTCTCACCCGCGACGATGGAGTCCAGCAGACCCTGCTTCGTCTGCTGCTGAGCATCAGCCATCAGCTGTTGCGTTTCAGCCAGCCGGCCCTCGGCAATCGCACGCTCGTTGGTGGCGATGATGTCGGCCTTCTTCGCCTCACCCAGAGCCTCAATCGCCTGCTTATAGGTCATCGACCCGTCGGCAAGCATGGCGTCGAGATCGACATTCCGGCGCTTGGCATCGGCGAGCAGCGTCAATACCACGCGTTGGCTTTCGATATCGGCGGTTACCGCTGCGATGGCACGAGATTCATCCTCGGGTGCCAACCCCTGCGCCTTGATGGCGGAGATCTGATCAGCCTGTTCAGCCGCCAAGCGCGCCGATTCCTTCTCGGTCAGGAGGTTCTGGGCTAGCTGCTCACCGTATCGCCTCGCCTGTTCGGCAAGCCGCTCGCGGTCCTTGATCTCCTTGTCCAGATCCTTCTGTATCTCAGCGTCTACACGTGGGATTGATTGCTGGCCCCACGCCTGCTGGATCAAGGGCGCAGGGACATTTTCGAGCCCTGCCCAAACCTTCCGAATACCCTCGACGTCGCCGGGTTTGATCTGGCGCAGAAGCTCCGTAGCAAGGCGGTCCTGTAGCTCCGGCGTGAACAGTTCGTCGCCGGTCAGTTTCAACCGCTTCATCAAATCATCGAGGGTTGTGCCGACAATCTGATAACGGCCAAGAGCCGACGAGCCGGCACCATTCCCGTAGAGCGCCCGATTCTCGGGGGTCTTCATGGCTTCCTGAAGCGCGCGGATCTCTTTCAGCGTCATGTTGACGAGATTGCGCGAACCGCCTGTCCACCGACCATCGTCCAGCGTGGCATTGTAATCGCCCCGGCTTTCTCGTTGCGCGATCAGATCAAGGATACCCTTGTTTGCAGCCGCGCCCGCCTGCCCCCATTCGCGAAGGTTCAGCCCGGTCCATTGCTTTATGGCATCGTTGATCGTGCCACCGAGGCCTCCGGCAAGTTCTTGCATCCGCTTCACGCTGGCCTCGAATGTGCCATCCATTTCGGCGATGGACTGCTTGACCGCCTGCACCTCCTTGTCGATGGCTTTGATCACCCGACCATAGGCTTCGATTTGGTCGGCTTTTCCGTCCTTAAGCGCAACGGCCAGCATCTCTTCTGCGAGACGCCTATCATCTGCCAGCTTTTTCAGCTTTTGCGTATTTTCATCATAGGAATTAAGCAGGTCGTTCTGGGCCTTGTTGGTGGCCTCGATCTGCTTTTGCGCAGATTTCATCACGGCATCCACCTGCTGCGCCCATCCCCCGAGGAACATCGTGTCCGCACCCTCATTTCCCGACAATTCGGCAATGATGCGCAGAAGGTTCGCGGCGTCTTGAACGACCGCTTCCAGGCTATTGGAGCTGTCGGTCCTGTTCAGAGCCATTCGCAACCGATCTGCCTGATCAGCCGTGGCGCCGGTTCTCTGCCGCAACCTCTCCATGGCGCGTTCCCGTTGCTGGATCGCCATATACTCACGATCCCTATTGATCGCGCCATCGGCTTGTAGCGGAACGTCCATGGGATTCAGATTGATGCCCAGCTCACGACCGAGGGATCTTGCGGCACCGAACAGATCGGATTGCGCCCTAATGGAGGCCAGCATCGCCATTGTGCCATTTGCCCGCTGCACCTCGTCTGCCAGTTCGCCATATTTCTGGCGCAACACGCTTATGGGTTCGACGGCAGCTTCAGCGGCGTCAGTATAAGCCTTGGTCGTATCGTTCAGGCTGTCCAACTTTTCGGCAAGCGTTTCCGTGTCCATAGCAACCTTGAGCAGCGCCGCGCCCAGCGGAACCGCCACGGCAACCCCGGCCCCCGCCAGCGCACCCCAAGCACCCATTGCCCCGAGGAGCTGCGGGGCCTGCTGAGCAAAAGCTTGTGCAGCAGAGGTTCCAGCCCCAACCTGAACAGCAAAGTCACCGACCTGCCAGCCCACTTGCTGCAACATATTGCCGCCGCCGGCAGCCTTACGGCTGGATTGCTCAATAGCGCCTGTTGCCAGATTCATCTGCGCGCAGCCTGCCCCACCAGGTCCGCATATCGCTTCTGGCTGATCGCCCCGACATCCAGCGCTTTGTCGAGGCGTTTCAGTTCCTCCTCATAGCGTTTTGCGGCGCGATAAACAGGATCGTATGACTTGGCCAGTCGATCAAGTTCTCTGGCGTGAGCGCGCGCAGCCTGCGTATTAGTGACGCGTCCCTGCGAATCCTGAAACGCCTTCTGCGCCTCCTGACCCTTCTTCCGATAGAATTCGACAACTTTGTCGGCCTCCTTGACCAACTGGGCATCGGAAAACCCGGCAGAAATGAGAAGGTCAGGTTCGTTCGCCATTATTCAATCCCCAATTCATGCAGACGCTCAAGGCTCATTGCTTTCCCGCCGCCTTGTGCCGACTTCCAGCCTTTCGAGCGCCCATATCCCTCAAGGCAGGCCAGGAACTCCCAGGGGGTCATCGCGTCCACATCCGCAGGCGTGAATTTCATGGCGGCGCCTAATCCGTAATAGGCGCTGAACCTCCATTTTCCGTTGTCTCTTTTGCCGGTGTCGGACCCACCGGCAAAGACTCCCCCACGACATCATCCGGGGGACCGAAGAGAAACGCAGAGAGGATCTCCTGTGCAGGCACCTTGAAGGTGATCGCGGGAGCGGCATTGAACGCCTTGTCCACAGCCCTCAAGGCATCGACGTGCGGCATGCCACCGCCGATCAGGCCATTGCGGATGACTTCACGCAGATCGTCGACGTGCCACTGCCCCGCGTTGATGCGGATCAGCAAGAACTCGGGGCCGCAGTCGGTTTTCTGCTGGATCGTGCGAAGCTCACCGAGCCGAGGCGGAAAGCATGTTCCCCGCCTGGCCATCTTACGACAATCGGCTGCATCAGGTCGCATCCGTGAATTCGATGCCGGCCTTGAAGCTGACGTTCAGGGTATAGGTGATGACAGCGTTGTCGTCGGTGCTGCCGATCCCTGCGATGTCGAGGTTCGGCAGCAGACCGATACCGTCGATATACTCGATCTCGTTCGGCGCCGCGCCGATCATATGGAGGCGGATCGGCAATTCCCGCTGATCCTTCACCGCCCTGATCAGCTTGTCGCGGCCGGCTTTGGTGAGGTTCGCGTTCACCGTGGCCGTAACCGACTGCGCACCATAGCCGAGGATGATCTGTGCCGGCAGCGTCCAGTTGTCGCAGTCATACACGGTGGTTTCGCTGATGTTGTTCGTGATGGACAGGTTGATGCCGGTCGCACCACACCAGTTGGTATAGGTCGCCGGGTTCTCCTCATCCCACGCGACCATGACGACGATGTCCCCGCGGAACTGAAGGTCAGGAAGTGCCATGTCATTCGTCCTTGCTGATAGCGCCGGGCAATGCCGGCTCGGTTTTCCTCTGGGCGCGGGTTGCCGCCCCGGCCGCGACAGCCTTGGCGATCACCCATTCCGGATAGGATTGCGGCTTCTCCATCGGCTCGATGCGGATGGATACGCCCTTCGTGGTATCGGTCGCGTCGAAGCGCCGATGGAAAATAGCCTTAGCCATTGCGCCATACCCCCCTGATGGCCGCCCGAACTCGGTCGCGGATCTTCTTTCGGAACCCAGATCGCTTCGCCTTCCATGCCGGATAGAAGGTCGGTCGGGCCGGCAGCCCGTCTTTGGTCCCGAACTCGTGGAACCGGAAATAGAAGCCATCACCTGCACCGGCGTAGATCTTGATCCGCAGGGTCGCGTATTGGTCGCCCCGATTTCGGCCAGAGCGAATTTCGTCGATCATGAAGGTTCCTGGCGGCAGTTCGCCCCACGTCCAGCCGATCGACCGGAGCATGTCGCCTGAATGCTGGGTGAAGGTCGAGCGGACGAGGTTGCGGATGTGTTCGCAGATCTCCTCGGCCCCCTCCTCCATCGCCTCACGGGCTGCCTCTACAGCGACATCAGGAATTCGCTTGAGTTTTGCCACGATCCGGGGGTTAAGCTGGGCCACGGTTCACCTATCTACGAGGATTACATGCGTCATTTCACTGCGGTTTTATTGGCAACCCTCGCAGCCCCACCTCTGGCCACAGCCAGTGAACTCGAATGCCTCGTAATTCGGACGCACATTGAAAAGATGCAGGACGCAAGCTTTGCCGCGATTTACTCGACCGAAGCCGGAGCACAGGACGTGAAGGACGCAGTCAATAAGATCCTGATCGATCCCAGAATGCCCGCCGACCTTGCTGACGAAGGCCGAAAGCATATATTCGGAGATGCCTTCGATAGGTGGGAAACAACCTACAAAGAAGCCAGATATTCCGCGCAATACCCGGAAGATCCAGCCTTTGAGGCGCTAATGCGAGAAAAGTGCGGAAGAAACTGGCGCTAACCTTCCACCAACGCCTCGACCTGCACCACGCCATGAACCGACACGCCGTCGGGATCGTCCATGACGCGCGCCAGCGTGACGCGCATTGGGTGCATGGTCAGCGCGTCGGTGTCGGACCATCCCCGTAGCGCGGTGGCGACGTCGTCGGTCAGGTCTTCCAACCTTCCCTTATTGACCTGGCTATCCCAAAGATCGATTTGCAGCGTGACGTCGCGCGCAAGAATGCATTCCGATATGTCATCCACCCAATAGGATGGGCCGAGCGTTGCATATGGGTAGGGCGTGGACTTCATCGCTTTGTCGATCACCCTACCTTCCAGACCCTCGACATGTCCGATGATCCGCGCACGAACAATCTCGCGCAGCTTTCGACCCGCTCTCATGGCGATGCCTCGACCAGAATTTCCAGATACCGCCTGTCCTGGCTTTCGCGCGGGTCTTCCTTACAGTCGAACACGCGCCCGTCGATCAGCACCTTCCAATCGCTGGTGACGCGCCGGGTCAGTGCTGAGTTGCGCACGGTGAGTATTGCCGGGTTTTTCGCCGCCAGCCGCGCATGCATGACACTCTCGCCCCCTCGGAGGGGTAGAAGGTTCGCCCGTGTCCTGAAGGCTATTGGATAGCCGTGAACGACCTGCCCATCCGCATCCCCAAGACCGATGTCATCAGAAACTTCAGCCGGCTCTCCGAATGCGGCGCGCTTCACGAGCCTCGCCGTCTGCGCCGCGGCCTTCACCATAGCAACCTCCTGCCGGAAAACCGGCGCCGCAACTGCTCCTCGGTCAGCGGATCGTCGTGGTCGTAGATCTGCTTGACCATGTGCAGGATGTTCATCCGGTCGGCCGGATCGAGCGGCGCAACCGCGGGGCTGTCGGCTGGCAGATCGGCACCGGCGACCACGTCGAACCAGACCGGAAACGCG